ATTTAGAGCTTGATTCGATTGACCAGACTTTCATTAAAACATGTTTAAGTTCAAGTATTTTCTCTTCTAAATTATGCACTGGTTACCCCCTTCTTTCTAAACCAAAAATTACTCTAATAAAAAATTAATCAATGCACATATATAAAGCAAATAAAAAATTGTAATCTTTTTAATTATTTATATTATGACTAATCAAGAAGACCGGAGTCTTACTCGGCCTTCTTTTTTCTTCGCTGCTTACACAAAACCTCACATTTTTTCACATCCGAAACGGTTACCAAAGTAGCACCGAATCCCCGATCTGCTGACGCTGTATGAATCGGAAAAGATATGCGTACTTCTCGACCTTTCGCTTGTTCTTGATCATTTTTTGTGTGATGTCCACCTCTAAAAAGTACATTTGTCCGTGATATGTGAACCGCGCATCGGACACGATGCTGTATTCCTTGCCTCCTTCTTTCCATCTCGTTTTTGCTTCCGTTTTCCAGTCAGACGGATAATGATAAAAGATAAAAATGTCATTCCACATGACAATATGTTCAATCGGGCTATTTCGTCGAATGGTTGCCTCTCCGCCCACCATTTCCGCATCTTTTTGTTCAAGTAATACACCTCTTCACCGATGCGTTTTGTATGCGTGTATTCACGGATCCCGCTCAAAATACGATTCGCATTGTGTTTACCGCCCAGATCAAATCATTACTTTGTTTCTTCCTTACCAAGAAAATGGCCGCTAAAATTGGCTTGTAACACGTTTTAAATACCGTGGTAATGGTTTTATATCCCTTTCAAGAAAACGTCTATATGAGGCTGTTAGAGGCTTTAAAATCGATGTTCTCATTTCCGAGGGGTATTGCCACCTCAAATGTGCCGATATCGACGCATTTCCGAATTCAACTTCGTAAAAATCCGATCGCCGACATGTACTTTCAGATAGAAATGTCCAAAAGCCAGCGGCTTCCTCAATGTTGAGGGGGGATGGATGATCTGTCCACCCCTTTAAGCACTCTTTTCTCATCCCCCCTCCTCCTAACAAACGCTGGATTTCTTGGTACATGAGGCGTTTCACTCGTACAAGTGCACTAGGAAAACAGCGTAGAAAAAGTGACTGAAGTGAAAATAAACAGTTTCGAAATCCTGTCGAGAGAGTGATACTGAGACACCTAATGAAGTGAAGGGAAAGTTTTGCTACTGTGTGGCTTTTGTATTATTAACCTATGTGGGGATGATTGTCTGTATAACTTGTCCTACATATTTTTCTTGAAAAAAATCAAGTAAATAACGGTATTTGGGGGATAAGAAAATAAAAAGGGATTTTTGAAAATAAATCGAAATATAAATAGTAATTTACAGAATTAAAAGGGGATCACAACAATGGAATTAGAACCGCGGATTAGAGAAATACGAGAGAATAAGGGGTTAAAGCAAAAATTTGTGGCCCAAAAAACTGGGATATCTCAACAACAATTAAGTGATTATGAAACGGGGAAAGCATATCCTCGTATCGATAAAGCATATAAAATCGCAGCAGTACTGGATTGTAAGGTAGATGATCTGTACATAAAAAAAGAGCCTACCCCAAACGAGTAGGCATCTGCTTATCATTTCAAGTTGTCAATAGCGTATTGTGCTTCCTCTGGGGTGAATTTTTCCCCGTGTTCGGAGGTTAACTGCTCATAAATCGCTTGATTGGACATATTCATCGTTTCGGCGTATTGTTTAGCCTTTTTTAATGCATTTGCTTTCCAGTCCCATTCAAGGTTGTCGATAGCATATTTCGCTGCTTCTTCCGGGAACGCTTCGCCGTATTCAGATGTTAATTGATCGTATATTGCGGCCTTTGACATGTGCATCGTTTTGGCGTATTGCTTAGCCTTTTCTAACGCTGCTTTATATTCCCGAGGCACGTTGTCTTCTTTAGCTTGTTCCTCTTGTTTCTCTTCTTTCTTTTCCTCTTTCTTTGGCTCGCTCTTAGTTTCTTGTGCCTCTTGTTTTGGTTCTGTGCTTGCTGTTTCGCTTCCTTCTTCGCCACCACTTACCGCGGCAGCAACGATGATAATCGCAAGCACCTTTCGCTGATTTTGGGTTCGTAAAAAAATAAAAAATCCCTGCCATTTGGCAGGGGGGATTAAACAATAATTGCTGGATATCCTTTTTTCTTCAGTTCCTCTACAAGCCGTTCCGCATTTTCTTGATTCGCAAACGCTCCGACTTGCACGCGGTACAGTTTGCCAGCAGACAGTTTCGACACAGAATTTGCTTTCGTTTTCCAATCATGAGCTTTAGCCAGTCCATGCGCGTGTGCCAGTGCGATTTTACGCAAGTTGGCGTCCGATTTCAGAAAATCAGCGTTGTTCCTATTGTCGATAAACCCGTTCTCTGTCAACACTGCCGGCATGGTTGTTTCGCGAAGCACCGCAAGGTTAGCTTCTTTTTTGCCGCGGTCTTTGAACCCGGTTTCCGCAATGATCACGTCGTGTAATGCGTTGCGGAGCGCATTTGTTTTCGACTTGTTCGCGTATGAACCGCTATAAATAAACGACTCAAAACCGTCGCCCCCACCTGCGTTAATGTGGATGCTGCAAAAATGAGTTGCGCCTAATCGATTGGCAAAAGCAGCACGTTCGCTCAAGCTGAGAAAGACATCTTGTTCACGAGTGAGATAGACCTTTACGCCTTCGTATAGCTCATGAATGTAGTCGCGCGTATAGAGCGCGATTTTCAGAGTCAAATCCTTTTCGCGGAGTCCATTTGCGACAGCACCAGGATCATGACCGCCATGACCAGGATCGAGGACTTGAACGAATTCAGCCATGTCAATTCCTCCCTTTCGTTTTTGATGCAAACATTTGATGCAAACAAAAAAGACGCCCGTAAATGGCGTCTTTTTTGTTTGGATTAATTATCAGCATTCTCAGTGAGCTTCTCGTCAATAAAGTGGGTTTTATTGAAATGTAAATCTAGATTGTGAATGACTTGGTGAATCTCGTCAAAAATTTCATCACCTTTTTTCGCATCGTTCTGAATCGCTTGATTCACCAATTCCTTGGCTTTTTCGAGTTCATCCTTTTTCTCTTCACCTTTATATTTAATCTTGTCTAAGCTGCTTTTTATTTCATTCAAAGTCATCTTATAATCTTCATCGCTCAAAGGAGTTCCTCCGTTATTAGCGATCGCCTTATCTACAAAAACAGCAGAGTTCAAATGAGCATTGTAGAGTTCGAAATTCGAATCGTATTCCGGATCATTATTCGGGTCGGCACCGACAATCAGCCATTCTTTTTGTTCCTGCTCTGATTGTTGCTGTGCCTTTACAGGTTTGGCGTCATCTTTTTCACTCGTTAGGACAAAAAAACCGATCCCTAATAAAACAACAGCGACTGCTCCAGAGATCCATTTGCCCAACTCAAATCCTCCCCCTTATTGCAACCTCGTCGCTATTGTAACTAAATTTCTACCTCCTTTCAAATCAAAGAGCGCCAAAAATTGGTGCTCTCATCACTCACCGGTACACCTTGAAGGAATATGTTGCTACTTGACCTGAATATTCCGGGTTTTCTATCGCCTGATAATACAAACGAACTCTGTATGTTCCTGCTTTTTTCCCAGCTAAATAAAACTTTCTAGTTGCCGACTGAACTCTAAAAGTTCCTGACTGTAGCTCAACGGCCTTCCAATAGCCGTCATAAATCTCTAAGGACATTGTATACTTCCAGGTCGGCGCAATGAATCCATCGCCCTTTGGGTCTCCGATCCCTCCACCAGAATAATACGCTGTTACATCGATTGAAGTGGCTTTGGCAGTATAGTAGCTTGCGTCTGTGCATACGACCATCGGCTTTGGCACTTCGCTGCAAGGCATAATAACCACCCTTTCCACTTATTTTTCGGCGTTTTTATCGTGAGTCTTATAGACGCCAATCGCTGCCAACAAACCAAAGACGCCGGAAGCGATAATTTCCAATGCACCTTCGATTTGCTCCGGATCATCGACCTTGGCGATATTCGCGATGACAAGAGCAACAATCGGGATGAAATACCCGATGATTTTCTTCCAATCCTTCATCACCACTCACCTCCTTTCTGGACAAGATAAATAAGCGCGAATAAAAAACCTAACAGCCAAGGAATGATGGCCGTTAGGATCGCGCTAAACCACATTTTCTTGAACTCTTTTTTCTCAGCCTCTTTTTCTTGGATCAGGGCAAGCGCTTCGCTTGCCTTTTGAAACGCTTCTTCCGCCTTTTTCAAGGCGTTCCGGCTTCTCTCATCAGCTTCACTGGCTATGGACGTTTTTTCCTCCAAACGAATGATTCGTTGTTCCAGTCTGTCCAATGAAGAAGACACCTCATTTAGCGAATCGTAAATTTCACGCAGGGTAATCGTTACTCCATTCCCATCTGAAACACCCACGGTTTCACCTCCTGTCATGGAATATAGGTAAATATCTGCGGATCTTCTTGCCCCATCGTCCACATCGCCACCCCTCGACAACCATATCGATGAATCAGGTGCGATGTAGTAATAAATCCGCTCAGGTCACTATTCCATGCCACGGAATATCCTTCTGTATCGCCAATGTAGAAATACGACAGCCATATACCGGCATCCAACATCTGAACACGGATTTTTTTCCTTCCTCCCCATGCAGGTACGACAGCGAGAGGTTCGTTTATATAGTCCAATTTCCATTCCGTCTTGTTGACATTCGTTGATTCCACGTCCAGACCAGAGTAGATGAGATAGCCAAACTCGTCATACTCAACCGTTCTCGGCACCTCGCCAAAAACATACTCTTGACCATCCATCTCCACCCTCAGTTTCTCCATCGGCTCGTACCGGTCGAGAGTGGAGATATTCAAAAACGATAGCGTGATACTACCGCTTTTTACGAAAACTCCGTATGCCCCCGAATCTGGCTTATACGGGAGATCAAAACCGTCAATATACAATCTGTCGCCTATCTTCACCCAGACTTTCCCGTTCCAAACGCTCACGGTCATTGTGACTGTCTGCCCTTTTAACCCTACGAGCTGATCGCTCATCCAAGCATAAGTCAGTTCCTCCCATCCGCCGTTCCCGTCCTCGTAAATAATCGAAACCCGATTCATTGAGTAATCCAAAACCGCGATATATCCTTGATTTCCGTTCCCTTCTTCGGTGACAAGAAACCGCACGCCACCATACGGATAAGTGCCAGAAACCGCAATGTCGGCTCGCACCTGAATGTTGCAACTGAACTTCTTATGCAGCACAAGCTGATTAGAGTATCCAACATTCACAGTCGCCCTTACCACTCCATCAGCTCCAAGCCGCCATACTCCATCCGAAAATCCAATCGTCCGCACTCCCTTTTCATCCGTACAGACGTTTCGGTCTCCTAGCTTTCCTACATGAGGACCGCTATTATATGCTTGCTGAATGCCCATATAATACGCTTCGCGCTTCACGTCATAGTAACCTTGCTGATTAATCGCCTCTTGAACATCAGCACGATTCAAGTAATGGCTGAATGTATCCTCGAAAATGATTGCCGGACGGGGCGCTCGCCTTAAAACCTCGCCCGTTAACGTGAATTTTTCCGGCAGATCGGCAGTCACTTTTTCAATGTTGCCTTGTTCATCCATTTCCCCTCGCTTCATAAATGGGGCGATAAACGCATTAAACTCAACCTCTCCGCCCAAAAAGTTCTGCTTAAAATCCTTGCAAATCACAAATCCCCAAATATAGCCGCTGCTCGGCAGGATCTCCAACACATTCTGCGTGGAAAAATTAAACTCTCCTACTTCTAGCCACGCATACTTATCAACATAAAACGGCCACCACTCCACAAGGTTATCTCCACCGATAACCAGAGCTTGGCCGTTCAATTTCACGTTTATTTCGTTATTCACGAACGTATTGAAGTGAACCAACGCTATCAGCTTGTATTTTCCCGCCTGAGCCACGTTAAAGTCGAATCGAATATATCCATCCTTGCCAGTCTCATCATTGGCTCTGACGCACGAATTAGAGCCAGAATCGTAAAGATAAACCGCACGATTTGCTCGCTTTGCAGACGGAAACGTCGTGTCTTTTCCAAGATATTCAGCAGGAATCAGAACGCCGTTCGTCTTGTAGATTTCCGATACATTCCCGCTAGTCTCGCTCGGTTCATTTAAAATAGCTTGAATTCCTGTGAATTCAGGCTGTTGGCTCTTGAAATAGCTTGTTATGATTGGTTTTCCACCATAAGTTATTCGGTTCACCGTGCCTTTGCCGGTGTCCGTGCTCATTGACGCATCAAACCGGTCGTACAAATGAGGATAGGTGATCTCATAGCCTGACTCCTCATCGTGCCACCCAACGAACGGAAGCCAGTCTTGCTTATGCCAGACCCAACGGTTTCCGTCTTGGTGGTTATGAACGTACATCCCGTTCTGCCACATCACCAACTGTTTATACGTCACGGTTCGTCCTGGCTGCTTATTATCGAGTCCCCATCTTCGTCCATATCCGGCGTTCCCTACCCATGTGGCTTCGACGGGCAACGAATTTTTAACATGTTCTAATACCTGTTCTAACCACCAAATAGGCGTAGATGGACCCGGTGCTGAACCAGCATATGAAAAGTCATACGTCATGACCTGGAACTCATCAATCGCCCGATTTCCGTTCTTATCCTTGGCCGAAGCTAGCGTTTTATAATCGTGCCACGAATAGTAGTTAGGGTTAAAATCGCCTGTCATGGCATATAGATTCACTCGCAACCCTAGTCCCAACGGGATACAGACCTCATTTTTCATTTGGACTAAAAAGTCCCGGAATTTTATCTCATCACCTTCCCGGTGATAAGCTCTCTCGAAGTCAACCTCTATATCCTTAATCATTGGAAACCGTGCGATATATTGTTCAGCAATTTTCTTTGTGTCGCTTATGCAAACATCCCACTTGTTCGTATCATCCAAAAACTTATCGACTTTCGTTTCAGCAGGCGAATCTTCGGTTGCCGGGCTTTGCGTATTGACAAGCTGAATCGCATACCGGACATGAGGATAGGTTTCCATCAAATACTGCAACGAATTTTTGACCCATAGCACAACGTTCCCGTTTTCATCTAAAACCCTTGTGCCAGCCTTTTCGTTGTCGATTTTTCTTTCAGTTGTTCTTTCGTAAATCGTACCATCAGGATTAACGCCAAAATCGTGAAGCCCAAAAGCTGTGATTTTCTCATGATACCTCTCAAACATAATGAACATGTCTTTCCGAGCGTCTGCCCACGTATGAATGGCCTCTGGATCTTTTATCACCCATTGACCATTCACCTTCTCCATGTACCGATTAAATTCAGCATTCGTAGGGGCATTTAAACTCCACGATAAAAAATTCAAAATTTCACCCCCGTCACCCACTGCGAAAACTCAACGAATCCGTAATACCCTATCCCCATATCTTTCATAATTTCAAGGACTTGGCCGCTCTCTCCGACAGTGATAGGAGATAATTTGTAAAACTCAATCCGAATTCTCGTAGATCCCCACGGCAACAGCATAAACCGTTGCCGATTCTTAAAGGTGTATTTATCGTCCCCTGTCCAACTAAACCCCACGGGGAACGACTGAACCCCAAGAGGCACTGCCTTCCCATTCACTCTCGCTATATGCTTAGATGAAAGCAGCTCGATTTTATCCCCGGCCTTGCCGGCTCCGAAACAAAACTCCCTCGTATAGCGACGATTTAATGGGTGACTCGCCAGTTCCTCTATGTCATAAGTGGAACCATCACCCTCAATAAAAGCCCCATAGTTCGTCGAAATACGCAAAAAATCATAGTCATCTTTCGGAAAAATCGTTATGTCTACGCCGGTTGGAAGCAAATCCACACGATAATCCTCGTGATACACATTCGGGATCACCATGACTGCGTGACCCCTGTTGGCAAAGTTAAAAAAGCGATTCCTGACATTCTCGAATTTCCTTGGCTCCTGCTTCAAATACACGTTCTGATAACCACTCACGGCATTGTGACTCTCATCAATGCTGAACCTCTTGAGGTTAAAAAACTCCCTCGTATTCGGCACGTAGCCAGTGATCTGGCCGCCTTCTTGCAACTGCAAGTCTGTAACCCGAATCTCTCCTCGAATCAACCCCTCGGCAGCGAACTTCAAATCAATACTTTTCACCTTTTTGTCTTTGTGATAGTGCCGAATCGTCTTCAAATACCGGGTGAATTTGTCTTTATCCATCGTGCGACCACCTGATTTCGGAGGGGTGGTAGCTCCAGTTTGTAGCTACCCGTCCGCCTTGGAGCATTAAGTCCGTGATGTTCACCTCGCCTTGTTTCACATCATTACAAACAAGCGTCACTTTCACGGACTGAACACTCTTTGACGTGTCCTTTATTTCCACGACCTTGTTGTAAGTCTGGAAAGACTTCATCGATCACCCTCCCTCCGATTCAATCAGTGAAATAAATACAGGCTCATCCTCCGTGCCATCCTCGTATTTGATCGTCACATAAACACCTACCCGGCCATTGGGACCTAACGCGATATTTTCCGCAGAAGCCCGGAAACTGATCGTATATTCTTCCCTGTGTGCCGGGAAAACCTCTTGAGACATTTCTTTAGTCACCCCGGCCTCTCCTACGGCCTTGAAAGAGGCATTCCCGCTATAACCATTCACGGGGTCAATTTCCCAACCGTTGTTCGTCCAGTAGGCAAATCCATCGTCTGCCCTCGAGTTCAACAAATAGTTGAACACGCTCAAATTCAATAAATCCTGCCGGTCTACCGTATCTTCCGATTCAAGAATAGGAGCCGATTCCTGAACGCCTGTCAGTAAATCAGATAGTGTCGGCTGTGGACGCTCAAGCTCTACTTCTGACTCCCACGGCCTCTTGATGTTGTATTTCCACCGGACGATGCGCTTTTTCTCGTTGATGCCCAATTCTTTGTCATACACGAATACGTTATCACCAAGCGCGAATTCCTCATGGCTCAACCCTGACAGTCTCGACAAAACGGCAATTTTCATCACGTATGAATCAGTCGGGCGCGACAGGATGTTCAAAGCATATACACCACGCTCGTAAAGGTGGAACGGGTTGGTGAAACGCTCGTCTTTCGCCACAAGCACTCGTTTCTTGGTCGTATATTGATAGTTTTCGATGTACGGCAATCCTTGAGGGTGGGCGTCTTCAATCGTCATGTTGTCCTTCCCATACAGGTACAGCTTCGTCACGAGGTCTTTTGTGCTTTGATATACTTCGATTTCCTTCATGTTTTTCCGATAGACGATAGACGCTCCTGAATCTCTTCCTACCGGTAGCAATAAATCCACCGTATTATCGCCTGTGTTGAACCATAGCTCACCATTAAAGATGCTAGGAAGCTCCCTCAAGGCTTTTAGCCGGTTTGTCAATCTTTCTTCTAATTCAAGATTTCGGCGTCCGGTCACTTCCACACGCCCAACTGACCACTCCGTCCCGTCTAAAATGTCCGCCATGATTTGTGCTGCTGTAGCGTTTTCCCACTTCCACACTTTCATCGGCTCGGTAGATTGCAGGTCATACCATGTCGCTTCGCAATACACAGCGAGTTCAAGCCGTCCTCCGGCTCTCACTTTTGAGACTTCTCGGATGAAATAACGCTGATTTACGACCTCGACGATGTTTTCATTTTGGATGTACTCCCGTTTTGGATCGTTGAAAGGCAAGGAAAACGTCAGTATATCTATGCTGCCGATTTCCTGCTCCAAAATCGGATCATCGGCGTTTTCCAATACGCCGAGTCGGTTGCCATCTTGGTCATACACGACAAGCAAGGCATTTGCCAGGCGGTTATACAACGGTTGCTGTCGTTGTGGCGATTGGCTGTTGTAGCGAATTTTCCCGAGGCTGTTATATCGTCCGACTCCTAAACGGTTGTATTTTAGCATACACGTCACCTCACGCCACGACTAGCCAAGGCGAGCAATAGGAGGCTCGTTGGAACAATGCTCCGCTCTCCGGGAACGTGGAGGGCATATCGCCAAAAGAAATATCTGTTGCCCGATAGCCGCCATAAAAGTTATGAGGGTTCGGTCGTTCAGCCAAATCTTGCAGGAACGTTTGGGCATTGAATTTCACGATAGGAATGGCACTGACTTGGTTCAGTCCGTCATAATACGCCGTTGCCCCATCGTGTCTCGCAATCCAATAGAATCCCGGATCTAACTCCCAATCAATGTCAACCATGCCCCATCCTCCGGCCGCCGGAATAGTGATGACCGGACTTTGAAACAGCAATTCGCTCGGCCGTAGGCCGCTATCTCGGTAAATGCCGATTCTCAACGGCACGTCCGTACTGGCCGAATTCAGCTTCATCGCCGCCTTGCTGAACCGTGTTTTTGTCGTCACCGGAAAAGGAAAAGCGTCGATGGTGTTTCCATAAACCAATATCCGAAATGCTGGCACATGGCTGTTCACATTGGCTGACCCATCCGAATTTATCGGGTTATAGTCACGCCGAAAATGACTGACATACGTTCCCGACACCGGATAAAACGGTTCAACTCCCGATGGATTATTGGCGAATAACTGTGCATGTCGATTCACAGTTTGTTGCAGCGTAGGGATGCTTCCGATGCTCCCGTCTATGCTTTGTCGCCACGCAGAAGTGTTCGTGATGTACGTAAAATCCGCCGAAATCGTATCATTGGAGTTTTGTTGGTCATGAAAAACGACAACGCCATGCGCCGGACTGATTTCATACTCGTTCGGGTTCACTTGAACCCCGTTTCGATAGATAACCGGCGTAGGGTTGTCGAGCCAATTACGAATCGTTCCTTCATAAATCCGATACCGAATAGTCGGGTCGTCTTGATCTGCTACTGGCGTCAACACATGCCCCGTCGCTTGCGCTGTTTTCATTTCCAAAACTGCTTGCATTTTATTGATGTCGTGTTGCAAACCTGAAATGTGCGCAGATAGAATGTCTTGACTCGCTAAATCGTGATAAGGAGTTTGCGCCATGGTTTCACCTCTTTTCTTTTCTAAATCCACCGGCTCCGAGCATAGACAGTCGCTTTCTCAATGGTCGCATTTCCCTCTGTCAAAAACTCAACCTCGTTTTCCTCTATGTCCAGAAATGGAAAATCCATCGAATCTAAATACTGATTCGCCGGCCGCTTGTTTCCGTATCCATCGAGAATATAGGACGTGATGAAATGGCTGTCGAAAACAAGAGTCTCCCCTTGCTTCAATGTTCCTGTAAAATGGACAGACGTGAACGGCGTTCGCACACCAATCGCTCCGCCGCTGCATGTTCCCTGTATTTCAATCAACGGCTCTGAATACTCGTTCCCCTTTTGTCGGTTCACGACATACACGCCCGCGCCGCTGAACTCAAATACTTCGTCCTCAATCGCGTAGTAGCACGGATCAGGACAGAAAAAGTTCAACGTGCCCTCTCCGGCGCGGATTAATTCTCGTATCTCTGTTTGATCTTGAATGATACCGTTAATATACCTGTCCGGTTCGTCATCGAAGACAATCGGCTTTGGTTCACTCTTGTTCAGCTTCCCGGCCAAGAGGCGTTTCAGTTCAGAATACGATAAGTCGAGGTGTTCATAGATGACCACCTCGACAGGAATGACAACTGGTTCATGCCGCTTTTCCAAGAAATACGCACCGTGTCTGCCGGGGATAGACATGTACGTGATTTCTTGTGGCGGCATTAAGGGGCGCCCGATATTCCGAACGAGTAAATACGTTGAAAGGTCAAACCCATCGTACGTAATCACAGGATGCTACCCCCCATGCCATTTGCTCTCCGTTTTCCAATGCGTCGTTGACCAAGATCACGGTCAATATAAGGCGTGGTCGCTCGTGCGATTTCCCTGCCGTCCAAGATGACAGGAACGACAACTTGTATTTGCTCTGCTCCTTGTGCTCCGCTGTTTTTCAGTTCTTCACGGATGATGCTTCTCAGCATTCGTTGTGGCGCTACAATCTCTGGGTTTCCTGCTCCCGCGTCCCCGACAATGGCTAGCGTTGGCTTATCAACCACACCACCTGTTGCCAATTTCGGGATGTTCGGGATGTTGAACCCAATCGAGCCGCCGCCGCGTCCGCCAATTCCAGGCACCCAGTCAGGAATCTTCGGAATCGGAATGCGAACGCTGTTGATCGAGTTAATCATGCGGTTGATAAAGCCAATGACTTTGTTTACTGCGCCACGTACTGAGCTAACCACGCCGTTCCATGCACTCGATGTCGCGCTTTTCACTCCATTCCATACGCTTGAAATGATACTGCGAATGCTGCTGAACGTGCTTGAAATTCCCGAACGAATGCCGTTGATAACAGAACTGATTGCACTTTTGATACCATTCCACACGCTCGACGTGACAGAACGGATGGCGTTCCAGACTGTTGAAATCACGTTCCGAATTGCATTGAAAACAGAAGAAACCGCAGATTTAATCGCGTTCCATGCAGTAGTCAAAGCCGAACGGATGGCATTCCAGACCGTTGTCGTCATGGTACGAATGACGTTCCACACGGTCGAAATCACCGTCTGGATCGCGCTGAATACTGTCGATACGGCGCTTTTAATGCCGTTCCACGTTGCCGTCAACGCCGACTTGATAGCGTTCCAGACGGTCGATGTCACGCTTTTAATCGTGTTCCAAATGTTCGAGATCGCTGTTTTAATTGCGTCAAAAACGGTAGAAGCCACAGATTTAATCGTGCTCCACGCCGTTGACAACGCGGACTTGATAGCATTCCAGACCGTGATGGATACGCTCTTGATGCCTTCCCATACACTCACGAAGAACGCTCCAAGTGCGCTGAACACGGTTTGCGCCACGCTTTTGATCGCGTTCCACGAGTTCGACAGAAACTTACTGACCGAATCCCAGTTCTTCCATAGCAAAATGATGATCGCGATGAGTGCTCCTATAACGCCTATTACAATCAACACCGGCGCCGCAATCGCCCCAAAACTGACGCCAAGAACTCCCATCGCCGTAGCGATGGTAGACACAATCGGGGCGAGCGTCAAAAATAATCCGGTGATAATGCCAATCACCGTGACAATCGCCGCGATGGTTGCCGCCAGTTTCGGGTTATTAGAAATCCACTCGGCCACTTTGCTAACCACATCAGCAATTCCCCGATACACCGGAGCTAGGGCTGTGTTTAAATCGTTAAACGCCTTTTGCATTTGGAACATCGGATCAGCCTGCATCTGTTGCACGGTCTGATTGAACAAGTCTTGGTTCTTGTTTGCGTCATCCAAGTGCTTGTTCATGTTCAGGAGCGTTTCGGTGATGTTCGTTCCTTGATCTTCCCACATTGTCAATTTGTTATCGCAAAGGCTTTTTATCCTCTGCTTCCGGAGGTTTCCCTCATACCCTTTCACGGGATACGGCTGGTCAATTCCAGCCCGGTTCGGCGTACATTTTCAACCAACAAATGTTGGTTGCCGGACACTCTTGGGCGGATTATTGCTCCCTTAACGCTCACCGCCTACGCTCTACGGTGCAGGGTGGTGTTCCCTGTTACCTCGGTGTTGGCATATGAATCGGCATAATAAAAAGCGCTCAAACAGAGCGCCTATTTACCATCGACAGAAATTCATAAAATTGTTGTTTAGTGTTTTTTCCGTATCCATATATATCATGGAAAATTTTGTGACATGTTATGCATAAGGTTATGCCGTTATCCACATCAAGTCGTTTCTCTTTGCACCAATCCCAACTATCCAAGTGATGGGCAATTAAGTTTCCACCTTTATTATCTCCACAACATTGACATGTATAATTGTCTCTTTCATAGACTTGTGTTCTCCACAAACCATAACCTTCAATAAGCCGTTCTTTTTCTCTTTCCTCATCTGTTTTGTTCGGGTTGTAATTAGGATTGGATTTTCCAAAACGTCTAACTCCATACATAGGATTGTTTTCTCCGCTCCAATCCATGTATATCACTTTCGACGGGTTGGTTTCTAAATCCCTTAAGAGTTCCGAGTAGCATTTTTTGCAATAAGTAGATTTCTTTTTGCCCGAATGATAACTTTTTCCACATCTTTGACATGTATGAGAATATTTATTTCGGTTATATTCTCTTTCGCAATCTTTGCAATAACTAAATGGCTTCTTTTCTCCTTTGACAGTTCTAAAATTAAATTCGTCTAACGGCTTTTCTTTTAAACATTTAGAGCAATATTTATAACCGTCTTTTGGTGTTGGTAACAAAGGAGTCTTTCTTCGTCTTAAATTTTCGCACCGTTTGCATCTTTTTCTACGCCCATCAGGATAACGTTTGTCTTTCACAAAATCATCTAATTGTTTTTCTTCACCACAATCACAACAAACCTTATTCATTTTACAACCTCCCGTAGTTGTATCCCGAATAATTAAATGAAGGGCAGGCAGTCGGGAATCTGCTTTTCGGGGCGTCCCCCTAGCCCTTTATAATTATTATAACATACTTTTTATGCCGATTCACTTAGCTTCCACCGATTTTGCCCGGTTTTGTTTCGGCACAACTTTCGTTTACCGAAAATAGCTACACCAAGCGCGTTCCTTTTTGTCTCGTCTTTGACGTTCATCAACGCTTTGGCGACCTGTTGCATGGCCTGCTTTCCTTTGTCACCGCCGGCCGCAACAGCCTGTCCCCACGTTTGTAACTGCTTGGCTGAAATGCCTGTTCCCTGCAACAGCTCCTTCATTGAGTCGTCAACGCCTTGGCCAAACTCAGCCAATAGGATACGCCCCTCCTTGAGGCCATCCAAGAGGTTATCTATGTTCCAAGTTCCGGTCTCAACGCCAGCCGCGAAAATCGCTTGAATTTCTTTGGCGTCAAATCCAGCTCGTTGCAGTTGTTGGCCGTACTCAGAAATGATGTCGAGTTGTTCAGGAGGGAATCCAACACGTAGCAAGGCGTTGACTAGTTCGAGCGCTTGCTGATCCGACATTTCAAGCTCGCTGCCAATCTCGTTCACTTCTTGGATGAGCTCCGTGAAGTCAATTCCTGAGTAGGCAGCCGCAATCGCTCCGGCTCCCTCGACAATCTTTCGGTTTGCGGCGTCACTCGCATCTGCGTTTAGCGCAAATTGACGCCGTACGCCTTCTAGGGCGCTTTCCGCGTCAATCCCGTACGCTTTGACCGTGTTTGTTGCTTCTTTGACTGTTTGGATAGACTCGGGAGGAACGTCGAAGGATACGCGAATTTTCGTTTCCGTGTTTACGCTCTCTAACGCTTTCCCGACAACCGCTGAAATGCCTGCGCCTGTCGCTAAGCCGGACAGAACGGGCTCAAAATCAATGTCTTTCAGCGATTTTTGGGTATTCTCCGCTTCATCTTGTAGTTTCTTGAGTTCGCCCCTTGCTTGCGACGTATCCACTTTCGGGGAGGGCATGGAACGGATGGTTTGAGTGAGTTCTCGGATCGCTCCTTCCAGTCGAACGATTGAAGACAGGTCTGCTTGAATATCCAAATCCGGCATCGACTCAATAGCACTTTCAACCGATTGGAAGGCCTTTTCGGCGTTTCGTGTGACGCGGTTCAAAATGCCGGACACCTCGTCTACGCCGGAAATGGCAATTTGAACGACTTGATCCGCCATGCCTCATCTCCCCTTTCGTAAACGCGCCCGTGAAGGGAGTTTCCTTCTCAATTTCTCCGCTTCTTTTTGGCGCTCTTTTTGAATCTTGTTATGATGGGCGATTAATACCTCTTGTTGCAACGGCGTCATATATGGAACATCGAGTGGTGAAACGCCGCACTCTTTCACAAGAAAATAAAAATTCCTTCCTTCACGATTGAAGAAAGGAATCATCATCGTTTTCTACCGCTTCTTGCACTTGCTGCTTGTTACCGATGCCCGTGATTGCATAAATCCGTTCGGCGATTTCCTCAACCAGTTTTGGTGGGAATTCATTCTCCACAACCTGTTCTGTAATCATCGGGTCAACCGTTCCGTATGCCACAGCTTTGATAGCCGCCCGTTTCCGGCCGCGCAGGTTGGCCTTCGTATCGAATTGGATCGTTTGCGCCATCTTGCCTTTTAGTGTTGGCGTTCCTTTTACGGCCACACCTTCTTGTAAGAGTTCTTCAATTTCCATCGCTTCTTTGTTGTTCAGTGGCCGAATATCCACCTCGAATTCTTCTCCGTTCCATGTCACAATCATCGTTTCTTGGTAGGCTGTTCCGTTCAATACACCGGCAGTCAATTTTCTAGCCATTCGTTTTCCCTCCAATTTTTTCATTTTGTGTACACTTTGCCAGCGAATTCAATTTTGTCCACGTTTTTATATCCCAGTGCTTTATATACTTCCACTGCTTGAACAACGTCTTTTTCGTCGGTAACGATCATCTTCGTTCCGTCTGCTGTATTAAAGAAATACCAAATGTATTTTTCTTTGACCTCGCCCATTTTTTTACACCTCCAAAAAATAGATGAGGATAAGCATTTCGCCTATCCTCACGAGACTGTATAGGATTCCTTGTCGTTAGTCAGCGACACTTGAATAGGTCCTGTGCCTGTCGATTGGTCAAACAATGCTCGCGCTGTCACTGTTTGGACAATACCTTCCCGTCCTTCGACCGGCTGGCTCGATGCCGTATAAATCAACCGAGGGAAAATGATGTCCAAGTTGCTTCCTAGATGCAGCGCGTAGCTGAATTCTTGCAACGTGTCAGTGCTTGGACCGTCTGAGCCGCCCCAAAAGGCGATCAGCTCCTTGTCGCTGTCGAATCCAAGAGCGACTTCTAATGTGACCACCATCGAGCCCATGAACGCTTTTTTCGGGAATCGCGACCCGAATCCTTGAGCACTCTCAATGTCCGCGCCTGTCTCCACGGTCAATGACAGGCTGTTTACAGACGCGCTCATGTCCGTCCCGTTCTTTTCAAGTGACGCCATCGGTGCAGTAAAGACGTTGCCCTCGGTAAATTGAACATCAGACGCCAATGGCGCTCGCTTATCCGATGCTCCTAACGTATTGACAGTTAGCAACGCCCATTCATTCTCGATCTCTAATTCAAGCGACTCAATCACGTTGCCAAGAAAGACATGCTCCATAATGTCCTTCCCAACCTTGGCTGAAAACGAAGGCATGAGCGCACTACGAGCCGGGTAGAACGTGTGCGTATATCCGGTTGATTCGTCCCCTGTCACCTCGTAGCCGCCTAATGCCCACTTCCAAAACCATCCCGTCGCTTTGTCGTCCAGTGGCAATGTAATCGAACCGCCTGTCGAGTACACGCCTAATTGCGCCAAGCGATCCAGGCCGGAAATGCCTTCATAAATCAGCTTGTCGTCTTCGGATGGCTCAATCGAAACACTTTCAGGGTCTAGCGTTTCCACATATTGCGCCGCTTCCACCCCGAACTTTGTTTCCTCGCCAATCATTAAATAGCGAGTAATTGCCATCTATGAATCACCACCTAAAATTATTCTGATTGACTAGGAAAAGGAATTTGTCTTGTGGTTCCATCTGACAAGTGAAAAATGATGTTGGTTCCGTCCGTTGTAATATCTGTGATGCCAACACCATCCTCGCCCTTGTCGCCTTTGTCTCCCTTGTCCCCTTTTGGTCCTTGCTCTCCCTGTGGGCCTTGTGGTCCTTGGGGACCGACTAACGATGCTAGCCATTCTTGCTCTGTGCCCTGGAATCCGTTTTCGACCGCGATCTCATAAGCCGATTTCCCAGGTGGTCCTTGTGTTCCTCCTGATTTCAGACTGTCGATATGCTCGTCAACCTGAGCGAAATATTCGTATAAATGAGGCAGCGTATTTCCACCCTCACCAATCCCTAACGAAACAGGAATCTTCAAATGCTTCAAAGGTTTTCTGTCGTCTTTTAGCGACAAGGCTACTCTCCCCCTTACTGTTGATTTTTTACTCCCTACGTTTCACTCGAAAATCAAATTGCACCGCAGACCAACAAACCTGCGTGTTATTGCCCATCTCGTAGGCCGGATCGATTTGTGTTGCACGAACATCCGATACAGTGCCACCTAGCGTCCGATCTTTTACAAGCACGTCATAGACCGTCAACGCCAAGTCATGGGCTTTTTCAAGCGCTTGTTCGGGGTCATTCGCTTTGACGAGCACGACAAAGTTGAACCGTATGTCATGGTCGGCTGTTTTCCCGCCTACCAAGTTAGGAGCATACGGCTCGGGAACAATCCAAATCGCAGGCGTGTGCAACGTCCCGACTCTCACCTTGTCCCCGTAGACAATCCGTTTGATTTCAGCGAGTTCCGGCGCCTGCTCCAATACCTCCCGAACCTTTGCTCGAATCTCCCTGTGAATGTCCTTGAGAGGCTTGTTTTGAATCATATCAGTTTCACTTCCTTCAACGCCTGTTCAACGAAATCGTCAATTCGCCGTTCGGCTGCGGCGATAGAACGCTCAATAAAGCGTTTCGGCTTAATTCCCGGGTGTTTGACCTTTTTGGCAAAGACCACTTCACCGTTTACCTCAAATCGCAACGCTTTCGCTCGCCGCGGATAGATTTCATATGGTCCAGAACCATAGTTTTGCACAAGCGCATATTCAACGTTCGTGCCAACTGTATAGAACCGCGCATTTCGCTTTTCCAATTTCCACGAGCCGGCCAAGCGTCCGTGTCGTTGTGGAGAAAACTCCATCAAATTCCCCCACACTTCTACCGCTGTCAGCTCGGTCGCGCGATTTAATGCTGTTCGTATTTTCGGAATCAGTTGTTTCAAATCTTCCTTGTTGATTTCAGCATCAAACATTCTTAGTCACGCCCCTACGCCAAGAAGACGTCGATTTTCTGTCTCGTATATGGCCGCAATTCCGCCTCTAAGTCTTTTGTAACGTCCGATGTATTCAAAATGGAGACGGCAAAGTCGTTAATCTGAATGATCGGGCTAGCTCGTTGCTGTTGAGCGACCGCGACAACCTTGGCGACAGTCCGTACTAAAATGTCTTGAATCGCCAAATAGTCGTCGTCCGCTTCAAGAACGGTTCGCTTGAGCCGAGCGTGGATATGTGACGCGATCCGCTCAATCCACGTAGACAACAAACCGTCCAATTTCTTTTCGGGGTCATCGGTGTCGGGTGGAAATCCAAAATGATCCGCAGAAACGCCCGTCAAATCACGGACGTCCTGCGGAGTCACCACCTCGGTCACAGGTTTTTCAAACAAAGGCATGGACTATCACTCTTCTTTCAACGCTTCGAGCTTGTCGATGAGCGTGGAGCGATTCTTTCCTGCTTTCTCTTGGAACAACGCTTCGTCAACGGACAGTTTGCCTTCTTTGACCGCCTCTAGCACGTCGTCAATTGTCAGACCTGAAATATCCAATGAAGGCGCGTCAGTCTCGGCAATGCCGTGACTTTGTTTCGTGTCGTCTTCGCTCACGATTTCCACCTCAAAATCCCGCACCGCTTTCACGGTCAGATATTCACGGTTGGAAACCGTAATTTCGACAGTTTGGTTAGGAGGGAACTCGACACCGAGACGGTATCGAGCTTTCTTCCCTCTGTTCACCACTCGTAATGTTTTCATCCCTGCTCACCTCTTATCAGCCAGTGTATCCTTTACCGACGACAGCCGCGTTTTCGTCCTCGTAGTGGCAGTCAACACGCAAAGTCGTGACAAAGTCCGTCCGGCGTAGTTTCGGCTGACGGTCTGGCTCGATGCGAATGTCGCGATAGATGCCGTAGACAAGGTTAGCCGGGTTGACCAAGAGCGCTGTTCCGGCAGGCATGTTGGCCGCATCGACGACCGCAATCCCTTTGTACGCCAGTTGTGTCGCAGTCGTTTGTGCCGTGTCACCAAGTCCCGTACCACGAGCACGGAGGACGTCACGGTAGGCGTCTTCGATGTCCCAATGGACGTAGAAGCGCCATTGCGAACGGTCACGCAGGTATTTTTTCGGCAGAGCTTGAATCATCGCGTCAAACATGGCCTCGACGTCCTTGGCGTCAAAATCCGTATCGCCTTGAACGAGGTTGGCCGCTTTCTTGAGCCAGCCGTCCGTTTTGGCCAAGAACGAGTCGCTGCTCGACTTGTCGCCGTTGAGGAACAGTTCTTCGAGGTCAACGCCCACACGATCAGCAATCAACTGAATCAGCGTGTCCTCAAACCCTTCACGTTCGATGTTGTCCTCGAGTGTCGAGTCAGTGATGCCAGAAATGCCAATGACCTCAACCGACTCCAGTTTGTTCGTGCTGAAATCCGGCTTCGTTTCGCCGCTTGGAGCTTGATCTTCCGTCGCTCCTTGCAAAATTCGAGAACCAAATGCAATACGGTCAATGTCGTGTGTGTGGCTCGTCATGTCAATCCGGCGCGCTTCATCCAAAATGCGTGTTGCTTCGGAAACTGTACGCACGAACAGCCGTTGTTTTGCCGGAGTTAAGCGAGACGAGCCAAGGTCAGTCGTCGTGATGGCTTTCAGTGCGTTTTCTAATTTTCCAAGAAGGACATCGTTCGTGAACATATACTCAACACTCCTTTTCTCGTTTTTTGTCTTATTTGCGCTTAAAGCCAAACGGGTCGCGGTCGTATTCGTCTTGCGTCTTCGACTTTTCCGCCGCTCCATCTTGACCCGTCAGCCGCTTCGAGAACGGGATTTTCCGCTTGAGTTCGTCAAGCTGTTTCACCACTTGCTCGTATTTTTCTTTGTAGTTTTCATCGTCGCTCTTGGCCGCCGCTTCGCCTTGTGTGTTGTCTTCCTCTTGCTGTCCTTGTGGTTCTTGTTGTTTTGTCGGCTCTTGAGCCGGTGCCGCGCCTTTCAGCGTATTCATGATCTCGGCCAGCTTGTCGTTTACTGGCTTCAATGAGTCATCAATCATCTTTTGAACGTCCTCGACTTTCACTTCTTCGTCACCCTCCTTCGATTTGCTTACGCGCTCTTCTTCGGCGATCCGCAGGAGCTCGTCAATGACCTCCTTTGCGGCTTTCAGCTTCTCGTAGTTCGCATCGGAAATTTTTCGCCCCGCCTTTTCGGCTGGTTTTAGACCGAGCTTTTCTTTTAATCTATCGAAAAGGCTTTTATTCGCCCGCTGTGGGCTTGTTTCTTCTTTCGAAAGGGTTACCCCTTGCTCGTCATTTTCCTCGCCTCTAACGGCCGCCTGCGCAGCCACAGCGAGGTTTTGCGAGGACGGTTCCTCAACAGGGACGATATTTTCCACGATACGAACCTCTTGCAAGTCGCCGACGAATTCAACGTCTCCCTGTTCATTGATCGTGTAGCCGATCTGGAACAATCGCGTGCTGCCCGTTTTCATATCCTGAATACGGACAATCACCGAGTCATCAAAAATCGAATGGACGTGTGAATCGATTACGTTGCTATCGAACGTCTGATAGACTTTACGGCGTAATAAATCGGCTAGGTGTTCATACGAGCCTTGGAGTGCCTTTTTCACCGCCTCTTCCCGGCTGTTCTTGCTTTTAATCGCGATGAACTTCGCTTTTGGCACGGCAGGCTCGTCAACAAGGGAAACGGCATTGACCACCCAATCACCTGCTGAGCGTTCCAAGTCGGCTAGCGTCGTGCGTTTCGCCGCTTCTTTCGATTTCAGCGCCACTTTCGGGACACCCATAATCGAGAAGCCCGTCAGTTTCCCTTCCTTCACCGCCTGCCACACTTCCTCGTCCTGAACACGAACGCCCATCATCCAACTTCCTTTCGGCACGGTTAAATCCTCGTTAATCTCCCAATCAAACGGCAAGATGTACGATTCCACCACCTTGCCGACATTGTTCAGCGTGTGTTGCAAGTCGATGTTGCCGTACTGCTCTAAAAACTTGTGCGCCACTTCTTCGATTTTCTCGGCCGTTACGACATCCCCGTCACTGTCCGGCTCGTCTGGAACAAGAACGGGTCCAAATACAATCCGTTTTTCCTCATTCTTGTGTGTGACTGGCGCTGTCAGTTCGTGTTTCATCCTCTCACTCCTTTCCGTCCGGAATCGTTTCAAAAAACGCGCTACGCCTAGAATGAAATCACCCCCTTTACGGATAGTAAGGCGTGCGAGTAATCGCCTCGCCCTTTTTCGGGATATACGGACGGCATCGGCATCGACAGTTGATCCATTCCTCGATGGGGCCGGAGCGATCCAACGGGTGCATCAGCCCGTTTGAGAATCGTTCATCCATCCGCACCACCTGCCCGTGAAGCGAGTAATGGTCGGCACGGTCTCTTGGGTTTCTTCCCCTCACTCGACTGTCTCTGACCGTCAACCACTGCTTATACCGAACGTTGTAGTCTTGCATGGTCTGGACAATGCCGATGTTTTGCGCTGCCTGCACCTCGGTTCGTGCGATGGTCTGTAGCCGATGGTCCCGCAGGTCTTGGAAATCTGCACGTAAATCCACCGCAATGTCGTCAATCCCTTTGCCTTCCTCGTATCCACGAACCAACGTGGCACGGAAATCGCCTTTAATTCGCCGGAATGTATCGTCCGAAAAAACATAAACGCGCTCTCGTAATTCCTCGAGAACGCGCTCACTGAATTCAACAAAAACCAATTCCAATCCCTGTTCGAGAATGTCCTCGAACGTCAATTGTCGTGCTACGACCGCGCTTTCGACAGCTGCTTCGGCAATCTCTTCCTCCATGTCTGCGAAAATCGGGTCTAAAATCTCGGCAATAAATGATTCCTGTTCGAGAATCGACAGTGGAATATAGCCAAGCTCTCGCAACCGCTGAATGAACAAGCTCTCAAGCCCGACTTGCAATCGGACAAGACGCTGAGCAAGGCGTTCCTCGATTTCGGAAATGCGTTCGTCCTGCTCTTTAAACGCAGGAAGAGCGCCGTGCTCAACAAGGAATGACACAAGCTCGCGATCCATTTCCAACAGCTTGCACACCTTACACATGCTTGCCGCCTTCTTTCGTAGCAATATCAATCAGTTTGGCGTGCAACTGTTTCAGCGAGTCCAATACCGCACTCGTATCCGCTTGCTGTAGTGCGTCAAGTGGTTGCCCGAAAAGGTAATGTCTATCTAGGTTCGGATTGTCAATCGGCTCCTTGCCTAACTCCCGCAAAATCATGTTTTGCGTGTACGCGCCAATGTCGAACAAGAAGCGCAGCTCCTCGATCTTCGCCTGCGTGTCCTTCGTGTCAATGTCGTTGAAACGGAAACGCCAGTCGGTGATTCCTAGCCCGATGGATAGCAATCGGTTCATCACATTTTCAAGCATATCTTGTCTCGGCTCAATGACCGATTGCTTGTAGATTTCCGTTGACTCCCTCGCCGTTGAGCCGCCAAGCGACCCCTCGACGACAATCCCAGCGCGATAAGGCGGAACGCCATGCGCGGACAAGACTTCATCACGGTTATCAGTCCTCAACATTCGGAAACTTGCTTCCTTCGTCTCTACAGACAACGCTTGGAACTTGATTTCGACCGGCGTGGTTGAGTAATCCCCTTGCCCTTTTTGCGCTGTCACCACGAGCGTTGAATGCCGATTTTTCTTGATGTCCTGTTGAAAGTATCGTCGGATCAATTGCTTCGTTTGCTCGTCGAGTTCCGCTCCTGTCACCGTCACGACATACGCTGGAACGGCGTGATTTTCAAAGAAACTGATGTTGTACTCCGCCCGCTCCCGGTCGGAAATAATCGCGCTTAGCGCGGGCAAAATGTCCGGCAAGCCGTAATAGTCACTCCGGCTCGTATAATTGTGGACGTGAATGATTTCTGTTGCCCGTCGTTCGATCGGAATTGAACCGGCAGGCGCGATTTCGCCCGTCACGTAGTCCACGTCATTTTCAAAGCCAAACCGCTTGAACCATACCTTCTTCACGCCGCGAATTTGGCAATATCGGTTCATATCCTGATGAACGCGAACCGTATGCGCCGGAATATGCTCCAGACCGACAAGCGTGCCGTCTTCGGCTCGGATGACCTCATAATATCCGTTCCCAATGGAATCGTAGTCCACCATCACGTTGTTATTGATGTCGGTCAGCGTCTTGTACGGGTTCGGGTTCTCTAAAAACTGCATGGCGATTTCGCGCTGCTGTTCGCTTGGGTTGTTCGTTTTCGCTTCAAGATACCATCCTAGCCCTGCAGTATCCCGCGCCTTCGTTTTAACCGCTCGATAATGGTACGGGTTGATTTCGAGCAATTGTGCCAGTGCTTCAAAATTGTAAAGAGGTTCGACAAGCCCCAATTCCCCATACTGGCCGTCAAAACGGTCGCTTGGAATGACTCTCGACTCGCCCGATTGTTTGATCGCGTAGCGTTCGAGCGTGCTTTCCTCGATGATTTCCCCATCACTAAGAACGAACGCCTTAGCCACTGGCTTTTGCTGCATACTGCTTCCCTCCCTTCGTTAGAAGACGTCCACTTTGATTGTGCCTTTCGTTCCCGATCTGTTGAGGTACTGCAACGCTTGTGATGTCGCGTCCACTTGGTCATCTGTTGGCGCGTTCGGGAACGCGACCAATTCCTCGACATAATCATGCACCCACGGCGCGATGCTTGGGTGTGGAATATAGACGTTCCCGGCTTCGAATTGCGGCGATACGGCATTCAGCCGCTCGACTTTTGTTCCGTTCGGCACAACAGGCAACATGCCGCTGATCTGATGACGCAACGCGTTGATAATCGCCGTCCCGTTCGCGCGGTCTTCGATAAGTTTGGCTTGCGCCTGCGGCCATTTGGATGTCAGTGAGACAATCGCACGGATCGACTCGGTGAAAGACAGCTTCGCACGGACTTGGTCAAGCAAATACTTGTCCGCGCCTTTCCTGCCCCATACTTGACCGACGACAAATGAACCGTCGTTGGTATCCTTGAACGCAAAATCCCACGATTGAATGTATTCGTCCATTTGAGGGGCTTGTTTGTAATACTTGAACCACGAACGATGAATGATCGCGCCGCTTGGCGGCGTTGGACGCTGTTGGTAGAGCGCGTTCCATGTTCGGGATCCAACTGATTTCTTCGTTTCCTCCGCCCACTTCTCGTCAAATCCGTACTCCGGCCACAGCGGCTCGCCGATTTTTCGACCTAGCAAGTCGTTTTCGGAATCGCAAATCGCAGGAAGCGAAAGCACCGTCCACCGCTCCGGCTCGTGTTCGAGCAACCGTCCGGCAAGGTCATCCTCATGCCATCTTGTGAGAATTAAAATAACCCGTCCGCCGGGTTGCAAACGGGTGGATAGCGTGTTTTGCCACTCATTCCAAAGCATGTTTCGATACGTGAGCGAATCCGCCTCTTTGCGGTTCTTGATCGGGTCGTCGATGATGAGCAAGTCCGCACCTTGCCCTGTGATCCCACCGCCAATCCCGACCGAAATCATCCCACCGCGATGCCCTTCGACGTCCCAACTCGTCACCGAATTAACGTCTCTTGAAAGACGGATGCCAAACAATTCCTCGCCAAACAATTCGATCTTTTGACGGTTGGCCTTCCCGAACCGCCTTGCCAATGAATCGCCATAGGAGACTTCGATGACTCGCCTGTTTGGATTGCGCCCGATAAACCATGATGGGAACGTCTCGGTAACGGTCATGGACTTGGAATGACGCGGCGGCATGAATATCATGAGACGGTCGATTTCGCCCCGTTCCACTCTCATGAGATAATCGCAAATTAAATCCGAATGTCGAGACGGGCGATAGCGCCCAAAATGGGTGTATTCCAAATAGACCGAGTAATCTTCTTTGGCTAACTCTTTTTCGAGCGCGTCTAAATTATTCAGAATCTCGCTTATTAGCATTGCGCTTTCGGATAAGTCGCTTGATAAGCTCCCTTGCTTCTTCGTCTTCGAGAAGTTCACTGACGATGTTGTGCTCCACTCTGATTTCGTATTGCCCATAATTCGCCACCTGCCCCGAATGGTTCAAGTCTGCTGTCAGCCGCTCTTTGCGCCCCCACCGTTCAGGGAACTTTCGCTCAAGACGCCATGCGGCCGCCTGCCAATTTTCCTCCGCCGCCTTGCCGATGATCGCTACATCTCGTATCTCCGCTTGCGCCAGTGCCTTTTCTACTGCGTTGGATAACTCGACAAACGGCTGTTCACTTTTCTTCGGCCGCGCATTCGGGTTCTTCGCTAGACGTTCTTTCTCCCGTGCCCCTCGTTTCAACCAATCGTAAAACGTTGTTTTGTTAATCCCTACGTAGGCACAGGCCGTTTCAATGTAATTGCCTGCTCGGATCACTTTGACGAGTTCTTCCTGCAATTCGGGAGTAAGCTTTATTGGCCGTCCCCTTTTGTTCCTTGTCATACTCACTCACCACCTTCAACTTTATTTCTTAATATGTGTCGGCGTGAAATAAACTCCAAATAAAAAAGCACCCGATTATTCGGATGCTTAATAATTTGCCTCTTTCAATGCTTTTAAGACACCAAGAATAGCTAAACACTTTTCATAACCATTCTTAGTTAAATCTTTCGCATTTTCTTTTACTTTTTCACACAAAAACTCATTATCAGAATAATTTCGATCCATAAAAATAACACATTTTGATGCCCATACTTCAAGGTCTTCGCCTTTAAGAATTTTTTTCACTCCCCAGCCATCATCCTCAGCTTTGTCACGGAGAGCTTCACCTTCTTTAATTAATTCATCTAAATTCACTTGTATCCCTCCTTCCGCCTAAACAATGCGACAAAAGGGGGAATTTTCCTACATCGCTTTTTCGTCAAATTCCGACATTCGTACACACCGCGCAAATGGACAGGAAACAAGATATGGCACTTGCCACTTGGCCCATATACAGTTTTTGCACTTATGGCGTTCGTAGGCACGTTGGGCTTTTTCTTTGTCGTTGTATGGATACATAACCATAAACCTCACTTCATGCTCTCATCGTAGCTTCCATTACATGAGCTTATTGTTTCCTGTTTTGCGTTTTTAAATTCATTGCAAATGAAAAACGCCACCCCGATCGGAGTGACGCCCTACTCCAAAATATCTCACGTTATCATCATAACACGTCTAAACAGAAATATTCTGTCATCTTTCTGTCATTTCTCCTTCATTTTTCTTTCAGTTTTCCATTATTTTTATTGCAACACAATAAAATTAATACTCTTCATACACAAGAATATAGAATAAGGTTTTAAGGTTTCTGAGTGATACAAACACAGCAGTGATCGATCAGCGCTTCAATCCGTTGCAGAAGCTGAAACGGGCGCTTGTCGACGTGTTCATTAAGCT